TAGAATCCGCTGGTTTAGAGTGTAGAGCACCCAAAAAGAACCCATTTATCAAAGATAGGGTGATGGCCGCTAACGCAGCTTTTGAATCTTGTCAAGTTATGGTAAATTCAGACAAATGTCCCGAATTAGCGAGTAGTTTAGAGCAATTATGCTACGATAATAACGGTATGCCCGATAAAACGAGTGGTCTTGATCACTTAATCGATGCCGCAACTTATCCTATTGCCTTTGAATTGCCCATCATTAAACCTATAGCGGCTGTGCCGTTCAAATTTGCGATCTAATTATGAGTGTTGATACTAAAAATCCAGAATACGAAACTTATGTACACGAATGGGAAGCCGTTCAAGACTGCTGTGATGGCCAGCGAGCCATAAAGTCTAAGAATGTCAGATACTTAAAGCCAATGGAGGGTGTGAGCTCGAGAGATAATCGGTATTTAAACTATTTGAACCGTGCTGTCTTCGTTAACTTCACAGGAAAAACCCGTGAGGGCTTAACTGGTGCTATCTTCCGAAATAAGCCGGATTTCTTACTTCCACCCGAATTAGAGTACCTGGAATCTAACGCAGATGGTGCAGGGGAGTCTTTGGTTAGTCTAGCGAAAGATGTGACCGGAGAGGTCATTGCAAAAGGCCGACACGCCTTGCTTGTGGACTACCCACAGATTGAAGAGAACCTCAGTCTCGAGGAATTTAACCTCATCCAGCCAAAAGCAACAATTAATCGCTACAATTGCGAAGATTTCATCAACTGGCGTGTTGATGTCATCAATGGTAACAAATTATTAACCTTAGCTGTCCTTTGTGAAGCCTATGACAGCGATGAAGACGAATTTACCTACGAAGAGTCTAAACAGTACCGAGTTTTACGCCTCAGAGATGGTGCTTATACCCAACAGTTATATAGAGATGACGAACCTATAACTCCTGAGTATATGCCAAAGAAATCTGACGGCTCACCGTTTGAATTCATACCATTATTCATAATTGGTAGTGAAAATAACGATTCGACCGTTGATGTGCCGCCTCTTGGTGATATTGCAGCCATAAACATTGCTCATTACCGTAATTCTGCTGATTTAGAGGAAAACTGCTTTGTTCACGGCCAGTTAACCCTCGGTGTATCGTCTTCGATGTCGTTAGCGCAATTCCAAGAAGCTAATCCAGAAGGAATTATGGTTGGATCGATGGCTGGTCACTTCTTAGGTGAGTCTGGGGGTTTTTCTTTTGTGCAAGCCTCTGAAAATCAACTCGCTGACCGCTTGATGGAGCGAAAAGAAGATCAAATGCGTAAATTGGGCGCAAGAATGATTGCTTTGACCTCTACTAAGACCGCAACACAGACATTGATCGAAGCTGCTGGCGAAACTTCAATAATGACCACGATTTCTAAGAATGTGAGTGAGGGTATCGCTAAGTGTTTGGAGTGGTGCGGGATGTTTATGGGTTCAAACCAAGAAACACGCTTTGCCCTATCAACCAAGTTCTTCGATGAGGTTGCTGATCCTCAAATGTTGATGGCAGCAATGCAGTTGAACGAAGCAGGTATTCTTGCTAAGTCTGATATGCAGAACCTAGCCCGGTCACAAGGTGTAGTCGCTGAATTACGATCAAATGATGACATTGATGCTGATTTAGATGAAGAAAATCAACAAACTGACGAAATAATACCTCAAACTTTGACAAATAAACCAGAGGGTGTTATATAACAACTTCTGCCACTGGGTGGCTTCTTTTATAACTAGGGGTTATAAGATGATTAAGTACAATGTAAGTCAGGAAGAATTTTCAACTTTAGACGAATCACAGCAGGGGTTATATTCGCAGGGCGATGATGGCTTCACGTTAAATGTTGAAGGTGTGCCGAAAGAAGACGTAAGCGGTCTGAAGAAGAAAATTGATGAGTTGTTGACTGAGAAGAAGACAGCGCAACAAAAAGCAATTGAAGCGGAAGAATTAGCTAAGGCTGAATCGGCTGAAAAGTTAAGAAAAGCAAATGACTATGAGCAGCTGTACAACAGTTCTGAGTCGGAAAGAGAAAAAGCCTCGAAAGAGCTAGCTGAACTAAAGGCTACGATTGACAGGCAGAAGGTATCAAATGAAGCGACTGATGTGGCCTTTCAACTCACGAAAGACCCAGCAAGAGCTAAATTGCTTACTGAACAGATTTCTACACGCCTTGCGCTGGTAGATGGCGAGGTAAGAGTGTTGGATAGTAGTGGAAACCTTACTGTCAGCACTATTAACGAATTGACTTCTTCAATTAAGGCGGAATATCCGTTTTTAGTTGATGGGTCGCAAGCTGCCGGGGGCGGTGCAACAGGTGGAAGCAGCGGGGCTGGGGATACCAAACAAGTAAGTCGTCAAGATTTTGAGTCGATGGATGCGTCTAAGCGTATGAAATTTATCAAGTCTGGCGGCAAAATTATTTAATTATTTTTTTGGAGAATCCAAATGGCTTATAACACCTCAATTGATGCCGATTTAATGGCTGATATTTACGTTGCCGCTGATGTAGTTGGTCAAGAAGCAGTCGGCTTTATCCCATCTGTAACTATGAATGCTGAAAGCACTCGTGCTGGTAAAGGTGACTTTATCCGTGCTGCATTCACTCAAGAAGCTAGCCTTGGCGACATTGCTGAGTCTATGACTATCGCTGATCCTTCAGCTGTTACTATCGATGAGAAAGCACTGCAAATGAGCAATGCTAAATCTGCTAAGTTCAGCTTAAGCGGTGAAGATACTCGCGGTCTTTCTAACTCTGGCTTATACAATACTGTTTACGGTGACTTAGTTGCTCAAGGTATGCGTAAGCTTATCAACGAAATGGAAAGCGACTTATTTTTAGCTGCTAAAAACGGTGCTTCACGCGCAACTGACAGCACTTTAAGCTCTACTTTGAACTGTATTGCTTCTGCTCGTCAGATTCTTGTTGATAACGGCTGTCCTACTGACGACTTAAGCTTAGTTGCAAACACTACTGATGGTGTTTTAATCCGCAACAACGCTAACTTGTTAAGTGCAAACCAAGCTGGTACTGACGCTGTTCGTGATCAAGGCATCTTGATTCCTGTTCACGGCTTGAATGTTCGTGAGTCTTCTCAGATTGCTACTCACACGAAAGGTACTTTAGCTGGAACACCTTTGACTGATGTTACTGATGCTGTTGACGCAACCTCTATTGCCATTAACGGCGGTACTGGTAGTTCGACTATTGTTGCTGGTGATGTTGTTCAGTTTGGTGGAGCAGGTAACAAGCACGTTGTTGGTACTGGTACTGCTGATGCTTCTGGTGGAACAATTGTTCTTAACCAAGGCTTGCTAGCTGAAGTTGCTAATGATACTGCTGTTGCAATCAATGCAGACTACCTCGGTAGCTTTGCGTTCCACCGCAGAGCAATTGAGCTTGCTGTTCGCGCTCCAGCGATGCCAGCAGGTGGCGATGCCGCTACTGATGCAGTAACTGTCCAAGACCCACGCACTGGTCTAGTCTTTGAAGTACGAATCTACAAAGGCTATCACACCAATATGATTGAAGTTGGTGCTGTTTGGGGCGTTAAAGCTTGGAAGTCTAACTTCATCGCAACAATCATTTAATCTAGGTAGTGCTTAGCCGTCCTGTGGGGTTTCCCTCCCTTTCCCTGCGGGGCGGCTATTTTTTCAAGAGGTATATATGGCGGTTAGTGCGATAGTACAAGAAACCGGTCAGCAATCGACAACAGCTAACTCTTATGTTACTGCTGCGGGTTATGATCAGTATCTTGAAAACCGTTATTCTCGTACTGCTCTAGGTGATGTTGACGCGAACCGAAGAAATATCTTTCGTGCAACCACTTACTTTGAGTCTCTACAGTTTATCGGTTACAAATCTACTGACGAACAGGCTCTACAGTGGCCTAGAAGTCAAATTTTAATTGATGGTTACAGTTACACTTCCGAGGAAATACCCTCCGAGGTTTTGACTGCAATCTACGAATTAGCCTATGGGTATGAGCAAGGATATGCTCCTGACGCGCCTATACAGCGCGAAACCCTAAAGGAAAAAATAGGTGAGATTGAAGTTGAATACAAAGCTTCAAGTGCTCATCGTGTTTTATTGCCAGCAGCATCACAAGCTCTTAGAAAGCTGGTTAAGAACCCTATGAGGGTTGTGAGGGCATAGATGGCCTTTAATTACACGCCTTTGGCGACAACAGCTACAAAATTAATCACCGACTTTGGTCAGTCAGTGACGTTTACACGTTTTTCTAGCGTCAATTACAACCCGGCTGCTGGAGTAGCTTCTAGTAGTCAAACTACTTATGACGCACAGGTAGTATTATTTGATCAGTTGAAAGTTGAGGATGGTGAAACTAATTTGCAGGTTAAAGAGTTCCCTGCATCGATGTCCTCATCGACAGCCCCTAAGATTGGTGATACTGCTACGATTAATTCAGAAAAGCTTAGGGTTGTTGAGATAAATCCAATACAACCTGCAGCAACGGTGGTTTATTATGAGCTTCGACTCAGAAGTTAATGCCGCAATTGCGAAGATTGAAGAAGATGCTACAACCGCTGTTCGCAACAGGGTTACTGACGTTATGCACGGTATTGTTTATTATAATGGTCAGCGGGCATTTGATACTGGGCTTCTTGTTAACAGTTGGGAAGCTTCTATCAACGAGGCTTTTACAAATGAAGAAGGTAATGGTGCTGTTAACGATAGAAGTGGGCCGGAGTCTGTTAGACGAATACAACAGATTTACAAAAAGATAAATCTTGGTAATAAGGTCTATTTTACTAACAGTATTCCTTATGGCACAGATAATGAGCTAGGAACAGAAAAAATGCGTCCAAGAAGGTTTTTAGGTCAGGCTGTGCAAGAAGGAGGCAAAGATATTAAATGAGTGTTGATTACGGTTTAATAACGGAAAGCACTGATTTAACTGTAATTGGTGGTGCTACTGCTGATAACTCAAAGTTCTTTCGCAATATTCGTATTGCGTTAGAGAGTCAGTTTAATCAAATGGCCGATGATGCAAGCATTACTACAAGAGTTTTTGAAAATATAGAGTTTGATGTTACCTCGCTAGAAAAAGGCAACCTAACTAATGAGTGGGTAAGAGGCACAATAATACCTGCGGAGACAACAGCTTCGAGCTCAGGCACTATTGGTCGAGATTTGCATCAAGGTATATTTCAAATAGACTATTATAATAGGGTTGGGATTGGAGCTTACAGCGATAAGCTAGATAGTATAGCTAACGCTTTTAAAAGAGGCTCAAAATTAAGCGTGAATGACAATGTTGTTCGCATTCGTAACGTATCACTAGGCGTGGGGCGCAGAGATGGTGCATTTTTTGTTAGAAATATTGATGTATCTTATTTTGCGGTAACACCCGCTAGGAGTTAAAAATGGCAATAGCAAGTGGAACTAATGTAGTCATTGGTTTTAAAGAAGAAACAACATATGGAACGTCAGCCGGGTCATCGACTGACTACGACATCATACCTTTTAAATCGGCAAGTTTGAGCCTAGCTAAGACCAATCACGAATCTGCCGTTATAACTGGTAATCGTGAAATGCAAGATTTAGTTATGGGTGCTCACTCTGTTACTGGCGATATTTCATTTGATTTAGCACACCAACCTGCATACCTTAAAATGATGCAAGCTGTGCTAGGAGAAGATGCAGATGGAGCTGATACCGCTTACGGTGTTGGCAGCACTCGACAGTCATTTACTATATTGCAAGACTACAGCACTGACCTTGCAGGTGGAAATGATGTACATATTTTCACAGGGTGCGAGTTTAATACTTTCTCAATGACCATTCCTGCTGACGGCCTTATTGAGTGTTCTGTTGGTATTGTTGGTGCAACAATGGCCCCTGCCGCAGACTCATTAGACTCAAATGGTCTGGATGACGATGGCAGTGAATACCTTGAGGCTAATGACCCTTACCACTCATCTAACGCTACGATTACAGGTGATTTTTCTGCTATTTGTACAGATTTGTCTTTAAGTGTCGAGAACGGGATTGAGACTACAAACATAGTTGGTAATACTGTGCCAATTCAGGGTGGAATCGGTAAATGTCGTGTAACCGGCTCTCTTACTGCTCATTTCACTAGCAGCACTTTACTCCAGAAGTTTGTAGATAATACCTCAAGCTCTTTAACAATCAGCTTTGGCTCTGCTGCTGGCGGTATGAGCTTTACTATGGCTAAAATCATCTATACTACAGGTGCTGTAGAGGTTGGCGGTGAAGGCTTACTGTCTGTATCGATGGACTTTGTTGCAGTCACAAATGGGACAGCCTCTACATTAGTAATTGATACCGACCTATCTTAATACGGTAGGTAAACTATAGCCTCGCTGGGCGGGGCTTCATTTAATCCTTGGGGGATATATGAAACTAGACGAACTTTATACGACCGACTTACACGATGCAGGTGCAGAGGTAAGGATTTTAGACGGTGAGGGCAACGAAACGGATTTATACATAACTGTAGTGGGTATGGATTCAAAAGCCTTCAGAGCGCACACCAAGAGGTATCAGAAAGCTTATTTAGAGTCTTTAAGAGAAAAGAAAGACTTTAGTGAGGAAGAGATGACGGTCAGGGGGTTAGTTGACTGCACATTGAGCTGGCGTGGCGTAGAAGAGAAGTTTAGTAAAAAGTTGTGTTCTGAGTTGTATAGCAAAGCACCATATATCAGGGATCAAATTGATAACTTTATGGGCGACAGAGCAAATTTTACAAAAGCCAAACCGAAAAAATAATCGAGTTTGGTAAGTGGATATTTTTTGCTAACGGTCGCACACCCGGGGCTAAGTCAACAAGATTAGATACTTGGAAAGCAATAGAGAGGATGACGGGTACAGCTCCAGCGGAGTTAACTCGTCAGCCATTCCTAGATGACTGCTTGATGGGAGTCTGGGATGCATATTGCTTAATTGCTCAGGGCGTTGAAAATATAACGCTCCAAGACATAAAGGCGTATACTGATCTCTACGATGAACACTTAAGCATTTGGCAGATTGATGCCATTATGGGTCTTGATAGAGAAAGGCAGAAAGAATGGCAGACACAATCGCAAGGCTGATATTTCAAGCAGAAACTAAAGAGCTTCAAGCAGCCACAAACAGATTAAAAGAGATAGGCAAGGTATCTAAGTCTACCGCCTCTAGTGTTCGCTCTTTAAACAAAGCATTTAATGACCAGCACAAAGCCTTAAAAGGCGAGCTCCAAACAACCAGTAGTGCCACTCAGAAAAGAAAAGAGTTCGGCAGGGCTACTAAAAACACCGCATCTGAGATTAAAAGGTCAACGGTTATTGTTGACGCGCAGGGTAATGCCCTTAAGAAACTTAAAGACACTGAGAGCAAAGTCACTCAAGGTACTCAGAAAAACACCGAAGCAACAAAAATAGCTAACGCGGTAAGAAGAGCTGAGATAAAGGCGTATCAAGAGAACGCTAAAAGAAAAGAAAAAGCGGCATCAGCAAGTAATAAATTAACAAAAAAAGAAAAAGAGCTGACAAAAACCAACGAAAAGTTAGCTAACAGCTTTAGAAACGCATCGACAGCAACGGCTGCACTTCAAGGCCCGCTCAATGGCCTCTCTGGTCGATTGTCTTTTATAGCCACAGGTTTAGGTAGAATAGGTGTATCTGGCCTAGCAGCCTCTGCTAGTTTTGTTGGCCTAGCTTTTGCCATAAGAAACTCTTTACAAGTATTCCAAGAATACGAATTGCAAATGATGAAGGTGGAAGCCCTTGTAAAATCAACAGGCGGCACTGCTGGGTTTACATCGAATCAATTAAATGAAATGGCTGTTGGTTTAGCCACAGCAACAATGGCATCTGCTAATGAGATGCGTAACGCCCAAGGAATACTTTTAACATTTAAGGCAATATCCGGTGATGTTTTTGAATCTGCTCTTGGCCTTACAGTTGATATTGGCGCAGCAATGGGTCAGACAGCATCATCAGGTGCTAAGCAGTTAGGTAAAGCTTTAGAAGACCCTGCTAGAAATATGACTGGCTTGACTCGCGCAGGTATATCTTTTACCGCACAAGAAAAAGAAAGAATAACCGTATTGCAACGAAGTGGCGATTTGCAGGGCGCACAAGCAGTCATTATTAAAACATTGCAGGATCAGTTGGGTGGAGCGGGTACAGGTGGTGGTTTAGCTGGCGCGGCAGATTTGGTAGCAGATAACTTTGAAAGATTAAACATTGCCATCGCTGAAGAGTTTGGGTTTGCCGGTCTTGCAACAAGAGCAACTATGGGTCTTGCAAATGCTCTGGGATTTTTAGCTGATAAGATAACAGAGACCCCAGAAGAGGAGTTAGCTCGGCTTTTGGGTACAAACACAAGATCTTCAAGTAGCAGAGGCGGCAGGTCAAAGAATGTAGACTTTTCTAAGACATCTAGTGGTGAGCCAGCAACAAAGCAAGCTTCTAGCTCAAGAGGTGGTAGATCAAAAGATGTAGAGTTTGACCCGTTACAAGCAAGAATTAAAGAGCTTCAAGACATTATAGCTGAAGAGGAAAAAGCACAAGCAGCAGCAGCCGTTGCAGCAGAAGCAAATCAAGTTAGAATTAAAGAAGAGGCTAGGATTGAAAGAGAGATACTAGCTGAAAATATGAACCTTAAAGTTATGGAGCTTGAAGAGCATAACTTAAGAATACAAGGGTTTGAAGAAGAAGCTAATTTACTTAAATTTGAACGTCTAACTTTACAAAATGATTTAGAGCTTGAGGCGGCCAGAAAAAAACACGGCGATCTTGAAGAGCTTGAAAGAATACATCAGAATACAAAGAACAATATTATTACTGAACAAAATTTAGCTGAAATGAAAATAGCAGATAAACGCCATAAGCTAAAAAAGAAAGGTGATAAACAAGCTTTAGATGATACAAAAAAATTCTTGGGCTTTATGGGAGAGCATAGCAAAAAAGCATTTAAAGTTAAGAAAATGATAGATATTGCTGATGCAATTGTTTCTGGTCACAAAGCTGCTACTGATGCCTACGCTGCTGGTATGTCAACAGGTGGTCCTACTGCTCCTGCAGTTGCAAAAGCTTATATGGCTGCATCTATAGCTGCAACCGGAGCTAAAATTGCTGCAATAAAGTCAACCACATTTTCTGGCGGTGGTGGTAGTGGCGGTGGCGGTGGTGTTGGCGGTGCTGCGGCTGCGGATGCTGCACCAATACAACCTGCGGCTAATGACGAAGTGGTGGCTGCGCCTCAAGCTATAAATGTAACGGTAGATGGCTCTATTGACCCAACCGGGGCAAGACGTATTATAGAGGCTATAAACGAAGCCACTGAAGATGGCTTAGAAATTAACGCATTGGTAGGTACATAATGGGCGCAATCTTAGCAGAGAATGAGTTACATCACGCATATTGGCGGTCTGCCTCTAAGCCTGTTATCACAACTGTTTCTGGTGGTGAAAAGTCAGGCTTTGAGTTTGTTAATATGTTTGATAACAATGCTCATACATCTTTTAAAAACAACACAAATACACAGAGTGTTATTACTTTTGATTTTGGTTCAGCTAAAAATTTTAATGGATTTGCTATTTATGGGCATAATTTAACAACATCGCAAGCAATCAAAATAGAATATAGTTCAGATAATTCCTCCTATACCACCTTTACTGATTCTGCTGTATATCCAGCGAATGGGGAAATCTCACCACCTAATAACAATGGCGAGGCATTTTGCGTTTATTTAAAGGGATCAACAAATATAGGTAGATACTGGAAAATTACTACTATAGGTTGGGACACAAGCACCTTTATAACAACATTGGCTCTAGGTAGTTTTGTAGATAACGTCAACATATCCGCACCATACACGATGCCTAGTTTCACACCACAAGAAGTATCTATTAAAAGAAATAATCAAGGTAACTTATTAAGCTCTGATGTCAGGAAGATACCGCAAAAGTTAAATATAAAGCTAACCACACTGCAAGAGTCAGACCTTGATGCCATTCAAACTAACATTACAAATACAACAATAAATGGACTAACTGCTAATTACTCCTTTGTTGATTATCTCGGACACTTTGTCTCAAGGTTTCCATTCTTTGTTTTACACGATGACGGTGGTGATGGGAGTAATGCAGAAAAGCTAGCTGACAGGAATAAGATTTACTTTTGCACCATTGATAAATCATTAAAACAACCTGCCTTTGCCTCACCTACTACTCTTAACTGGAGTATCAATGCTATAGGTTATATATCGTGAGCAAGTTGTGGTCGCCTTACAATCTCTATAACAATATTATAGGTTGGTGGGATAGTAGAGATTTATTCGCTAATAATGGTCTGTCTTATCCCATAGGCTCTGGCACTAATGATGATGTTAGTTTAGCAAAAACAGATGTTATAAAAGATAAATCAATTTCTCGGTCTGATTTTACTGGTGAATCAAACGCTCTTTGGGATACGCTTTATTATCAAATAAATGATGTTACTGTCACTAATGGTGGTACTGCTGGAGCTTATGGCGGTGTGGCAACTGGGTTTCTTGCAAATATTGATACTACACATATAAACCAACAGGCATTTAATGGGGATTTAGTAGGCGGTAATTGGTTAGCCCCAAGAAACCGTAGTTTTAGCCCAGTTGGAGGTTTTATTAATGCTAATTATTCTAATGATGCTATTACAAGTGTCACTAGCGCGACTAGAAGCCGCAACTGGCATATTGGTGATACATTTTATGCAGACTTAGGAACTGGCACATCAAACAATGTAATATTGACTGTTTCAAGTGTTAGGGAATATGGCGGTTTGATTGGTACTGCGACTGGAACATTTTCCACAGCCGCTAGGTCTGGTTTTCCAAGCAATTTTAGATTATTTGTGATGTGCGTTTTAACTGATGATGGCGGCATATCTGACCTTGATGAGGCTTTTTTAGAGTTTGTTGATCAAGACGGCTCTAATCATATTGAGTTAATTTATGAAGTACAAGCTGGATCTTTAGGAAAATACACCGCAAAAACTGCAATGAAAGTTAAGTATAAAGATTCAGGCGGAACAGACAGAGAAAGCTCTGGAGATTCAACAGTCACCCCAAATCAGCACACTTTATTTGAGTTTGAATTTAACTCTACTAGCTCTTTTGTTTCTGAGTTCTTAAACGGCACTGCGACAGATTCAACTGCAACCACTACAGCCATACAATTTCCTACAAATTATAAAATTAAGATGGGGAATGGTACAAGGTTTGAATTTTTTGAAATGATAATGATTGATGAAGATGTAAGGCATTTAACCCTTGCAGAACGACAGTTGTATCACGGGTATTTTGCACATAAATATGACGATACTGGGCTTGTTTTAGTTGATGGCCACCCCTACAAGACAGTAGCACCAGCGGCTGATGGTTATTTATATGGTGGGGCGCATAAATTAAACCCTAGAGAGCCATTGCAGATGGTCAAGATGTATCTTGATGAGTGCGATAATGTATTTGGGGTAGTTTCTGGCTTATCAAATTGCAACGCTACGCCAAGCACAGGCAATGAGTGCTATAACACTAAACATACTTGTTTAAATTTAAGCAAATACAGAGTAAATACTAACGGAAAAAAAGAGTTAACATTCTCTCAAGAGGTTGGAAATAACCTTGCTGGATTTGAGCCAACCGCTCACCCTGCTCTAATCTCTGTTACATCTGCGCCAAGTGAAATACAGCCAACTAAGGGCGTTTCTGTTAGGTCAAACATTACTATTAAACTAAGAGATTTTATCTCTGATGACAAAGGCATTGACCCCTACTTTTCTACTCGCAGTATTATTGCTTTGGAAAACGGAACATTCTTTCAGAAGTTATTAGCTAGAAACCCACATTACTACGGTAGGCCAATAGAAATTTATGACGGCTTTTTTGATTATGATGGTACTCCGCAGGTACACGATGGCAAAAGAGAATACATCATTGAGAGCATTCATTTAGACAATGATATTTGCACAATAAAATGCAAAGATCCTATGTCCCTTGCTGATGATTTAAAATCAAAAGTGCCAGTCCCTAGTGATTTTTCATTTAAGATTGATGTAACTACTGGCACAAAAAACAATGAAGTTTTGACTATTGACGATGCAGACGCTACAGCAGAACAACTGCAAGCCGAGTTTGGTACTAGCGGGTTTGTCAGGGTCAACGAAGAAATAATGGGTTATACAAGGTCTGCTGGCGATGCAAGTATGGACTTTCACGAAAGCTCAAGGGGTGATTGGGGTACAACAGAAGCCTCTCATAGTGCGGGTGATACAGTCCAAAAATGCCTAGCGTTTGGGACTTATAACGATTCTGCTACTGGTTCAACTATTGACGATGTGGCCTATGAGATATTTGTAAACGGTGCTGGTGTACCTGCTGGTGCAATCAATAAAACCACAGGCGGTGAGTATAGCTGGGCAGATGAAAAAACAAACTGGCTATCTACATTCAAGATAAATACGATTATCAGTGAGCCAGAAGAAGCAAACAAGCTAGTCAACCAGCTAGGCTCTATGGTCGGCACTAACTTTTTCTACGATGATTTAGCCTCAAAGATTGTTATGAGAGCCGAGATGCCCATAGTAAATCCGCTAACTATTCAAACTATTACAGATGTAGATATAGTTGAAGATTCGTTGAAGATAATGAATTCAGAAAAGGACAGGATTAGTCGAGTTTATTATTACTACAATCGAAAGAATGGCGTTGAAGACAGGAATAAAAAGAAATCATTTAGAAATCTATACGTTAATATTGATGTGGATTCTGAAGGTTCTGAGGAATATGCAAAGCAATCAAACAAGGTAATTTATGGCTGGGGTGTAATTGATTCATCTACCGCAACAAGTGTCTCACAAAGGATTTTAAACAGATTTAAAAATGTACCTAAAACAGTATCATTTAAACTAGATGTTGGCTCTAAGCAAATTAAAACAGGCGATCATTTCTATTTACAAACTAAATCAATAGTAAATCTTGATGGCGGTATAACTGCGCGTACTGAAATGCAGTGCATTTATAGTAAATTTAATGATAAGCTACAAGTCTACGAAATTAAGGCTCAACAGTTTAGATTTACAGGTGCTAACTTTGGGCAAGTTACAGCCAATGTTTTATCTATCACTGCGGCTGGTAGTGGTTATGCTGTAGATAATACAATGACATTTACAGGCGGTAGTAACAGTGCGACAGGCTTAACTTGTAAGGTTACTTCTGTTGATGGGTCAAATGGCGTTACTGGTGTTGAGATTACCGCGATAGGCGATTTAAACACAGCTAGCAAGTACGTTGTCGGTGATGTTTTAACTGAGGGTGGTGGTACAAATAGCGGTACAGGTTGTCAGGTTACTATAGGTAGAGAATACTTTTTGGGCGAGGGTGCTGGGACTGGTACTGTTGAAGATCCATACACAGGCGCAAGGGCTACAGAGTCTTATATTTGCGATGATGATTTACAAATGAGTAATGGCTCAGAGCCATACAGGATAGTTTAAATGACTACATATAGAGAGATAAACAATACAGAGGTTGCAGTTGATGCACCTTTAACTCAGCAATTAATGCAAGCCCTAAAGGATAATGTTATTGCTATTGCAGAGGGTGATGATACCGCCTCTACGGTAAGAATAACGCCAAAGGCTTTGACTGACACGATTTCTCAGGGCGATTTTACACTGTTGAGAATAGTTGGTCATCAAAATACGCAAGACTCAGGAAGCGGTACTGACACCCACCGAACTATCAAATTTAGAGCGAGAATGAATGGTCAAATTAAAATTCAAGGGCGCGTGAAATACACTGACATTGGCTCACAAGATACTATGACTTTCAAGATAATTAAAGAGACTTCAGCAGGATCAACGAGCAATGAGGTGACAGTCACCGATTCAGGTGGTGACACGACACATACAATAAGTACTAATGTTAGCTTCAACGCTGATGATATGCTTTATATCCAAATAACAACACAAGACGATGCCGATGTTAAATTTCACGTAACATTCGGGTGCAGTGATAAAGAAATTCTTGGTCAAGCTGTTTTTTACAGCACAGCAGATGATGAAATCACTGACACATTATGGAATTTCAATAGTTCTCAGCTAGGATCGAGTCAGGAATTTATGATTTATCAATATAGTTTCATATAGGTGATTTATGGCTACAGCAGTACAACAAAGGCGCGGAACAGCGACAGAACACGATGACGGTGCTGGATTTACTGGGCTTGAGGGCGAGATAACGGTTGATACCACTAATGACACAATTAGGGTACACGATAACTCTACAAAAGGCGGTCATAGGTTAGCTAAGTATTCAGAGTTATCCACAGTCGCATCACCTATTTCACCAACAGATGCTGGAACAGATACAACTATGTTTCCTTTGTTAAGTGGTGACGCTACTGGCACATTGTCTGCTAAAACAGATGCCGATGGACTAACCTACAATGCTAGTAGTAAAACTTTAACTACTACGAACATTGTAGCTACTAGTATTTCTGGTACAGCCTCAAACGCAACAGTTGCAAGTAGTGCTAACACAATAGTCACCTATCAAACTGGTACTGGTGATAATTTTTTACTTATGGTTGATGCAGATGCTAATGCCGCTCAAAATGCAAGAGTCAGAGGTGAAGTAAAATGGGACGTAGGCACATCAAATTTAACTATTGATGGCACTGTAACTGCTGATTCATTTATTCTTGAAGATGGTTCAGGCAATAAAACAACTTTGGCAGAAAATGCTAGTGGCGACATTACGCTAACCCTGCCATCAGCAACAGGAACAGTAGCACTAACTTCTGATATTGGGTTTGTTGCACCAACTACTGTAGTAGGTTCAGCCGCAGTTAACGATATGACTTCTAATATTAGTAAAAAATATGTGCATACTGGTAGCGATGTTACTTTAAAATTTCCTAATGTCACAGCATCAAGCAATCTAGGTGATACTTGGGTTGTTGTTAATGCAGGAACAGATACGCTAACCTTTGATAGAGTTACTAGCGGAACAAGTCAATTTAAACAATTAAACGGCTCTACGGTTGCAAGTTTAGCTAATACAATTACCTTATCTAAGGGCGGTGTTGCCGAGCTAACGGTTACTGCTGATAATGAAATCATTATATTTGGTTCTGGTGTGATATGAGTTCTGGTGCTGTTGCAGATTCAGGTTTGATTGCTAGGGTTAGTTTTACCTGCGATGCTGGTACTACTGCAAATTATCAAACTAACGCAGGGATTTCTCTTTCGACTTTTAATAATATTAATGATTCAAGTAAAATAAGCACCATATCTAGTGATTTTAGATTAACTAATGGCCTTACAGTTAGCTTAGTTGCCCCCAGTAATTCAAACTCGGTTGGCACAGGTATATTTGATGAAAACTTTAATGGATTTGGCGTTTCATCTAACGCTTTCGTCATAGATTTAAAATATCTAGGTCAGGGTGCGCCACCTTCTGGAGATACTGAGCAAGAGATAAAAGACAACTATTGGCATAATGTTAGATATATCAATCATACTGCGGCAAATTCAGGATTAGTAACGGCAAGTTTTCCAGCATCTACTTGGTATCTAATTAACCCCTATGGCGATCCAATTGACCAGAGCAGTGTTAGCGGTGAGACAGATAACCATAGAGTTCAATTTCGCAGACTGCTGGGGTCAGGATTTAATAATTCATCTGGCGATTTGCTGAAGTGGGCATTGAATGATGAGATTACGGTAGAGTTTAGGGGATATTAGTGGCTTATACATTTGAGAATAGCAAAGATTGGACAGAAGAAGAATACAGCAGGCTTGTTGCGGATAGTATGAATCCTGTTTTGTCTACTTTTGATGGAAGCACTGAAGATTCTTCAACAGAGTTCATTAAGTTAATATTTTCTCGGTCGAATTATTTTTGTTTAAATAGAGAAGATGGTTATTTGCTTGCTATGTATATAGGCAAAAGAACAGGTGCAAAAATAGGTTGGCAATTTGCTTTATTTGGCAAGGATATTAACGGCAGTAAATCTTACATTTACAACCAAGATTGGAGCGATAGTTTTGCTACTTTCATTCGTTCAGAGGGTATAAATGAGTTAAATTCTAATGCTATAAATAACTCTCCTTTAGGAAATTATGAAACTTTTATTCAAGGCAGAGATGCAGAAAGAAGCAATGCAACAATGACAGCAGAAGAAATTACTGTTAACGAAAACACAGGTGTTATAAAAACAGCAAGGTTTAACTAATGACTATTAAAGAATTACTAGCAAAATTAGAAAAGCACGAAGAAATTTGCACTGTCAAGTTAGAAAACATCAAGGAACGGTTAGATGATGGAAAAGAAAAGTTTGACTTCTTGCAAAAGTCCATCTGGGGGTTGTACGGGATTATTATTACTATTACTGTCGGTGCTTCTTTTACTCTTGCCCAGTTTATCTCATAGCCAAGATATAGACAGTGGGAACAGTTCTACTCAATCTGGTGATTTAAACACTAATCAACAGGGTGCTACGGTAGACAGTAATAATGAGACTGTAACAAACACCAATCAATACAACGGTGCCGGTAGTGCTAGTAAAATTCCAGTAGCTAGTGCAGTAGCACCAAGCTTGATGAGTGGAGGTAATGACAGTTGTTTAAAATCTAGCAGTGTTGGAGCATCAAGTTTATCTTTTGGTTTAAGCAGTGGTAGGTATGAAGTAGACGAGGATTGTAACAGACGTAAAGATACACAAATGCTGTTTACTTTAAATATGAAGATAGCGGCAATAACGAGAATGTGCCAGCACGATGCCAACTGGCTGAGTATGTTTGAAAGTGGTACGCCTTGCCCGCTCATAGTAGGAGGTAAAATAGTAGCAGGTAAGAATGCTTACCTAATGATGAAGCGTAAACCCACACTCTTTGTAAGGAATTATGAAGATAACAAGGAATATTTTGATGTCGCGTTAGGCATCAATGGAGATACAAATGGCGATGAAAAGGAAGATACTGGCGGTAAGTCTATTAGCGAGCGTTTCCGCACAACTAAGTGGTGACACAGGGGTTTATTATCCGCAATCAATTACGTTTGGCGCGTTAATCGACCCAAACATAAATCCTCTTCGCCCTGCTGGTGAGTTTGTTGAGATACAAGAGCTCGTCAACACTGCTGCATACATTAACACTCAGGTTAGCGATGCTCAGGCCAGCGTTATAGAGATGTCTATGGGCGTTCCTCAATCTGCCGGGTCAGTTGAAGGGCTTGTAGTCCCGGTTGCTGGGCGTACAGATTCTCACAAGATAGACCTTTTAGAAGTCGCGTACTACAATCAATCCATCCTAGATACAGCAAACGCTAATTACTATTCAGCGGAACACTTACTGGTAGATTCTTATGAAGAAAATATGGATCAAATGGAAGCGGCTATCGAAATGTTTTCAGGCGCGGCAACTGAAATTTCAAAGGCAGAGGCAATATATACAGAGGCTATTAATGCTCAAACTGATGATGAGCGTATACAGTTACAGAATTATATACGGGCAAATGACGTTCAGCTCAACCAAGAAACAGTCCAAACATTTAACCAATCGTTGGATATTATTGAAAATAAAGCACAAGCGGCTACTGCGAGCCTATGGGCATCTCAAGATTCAGCAACACTTGCAATGATCAACTATGACGGTATCGCTACACTATCCAACATAACTAATTCTACGGTCGCGTATGATGCTTGGACTGACCAAATGACAATTACTTGGGACAATGCAACCGATACAGTGTTGCAAGGCGTATTCTTCAACAACGATGCCAATATAGGGTGGACACAAGCCACTACAGAGGTCTATGACGGCTTTTACGGTGATACCCCTCCTGTTAGCATCAATCAAATGTATTCAGCGTACAGCTATGGTACAGGGGAAACTGTGGCCTCTATGGGGTCTGGTTATCAAGTAAACGCTAAGCTGTATGATCCTGTACAATTAGTTCAGGATGTATTAGATGTTCAGAATGAAACGCCTACTACACAATTTAACAATCAAAACGGTAATTTAGGCGGTCTGTAATGGGTATTGAAGATATAGAGTTAGATGTAGGCGGGACTAAATTTAAGGGTATTTACATTGCTATCCTTATGTCCTTTGCTACCACAATAGGCGGTGGTATATGGGCGGCAAGTGAATTTGTGTCCAGAATTGACAATATAGAGGCTAATTTAGAAGCAACTATCGAATCTATACCTAATATTGAGCCAATAGAACTGGAATTAGCTAGTATTCGGACTAAAATAGAAGATAATGATTTAGGGCATTTGCAGGGCAAGCTCGCTGAACTTGACACATTACTTCTTAGCATAAAAGAGCGACAAGCTGAAGTCCTGTCAAATGCCTCAGAATCTACAGCTAAAGTCAATGCAATGGAAAAGGATTGGATTGAGGTTAGGAACGAGTACAAGGCGATGGCTGATGCCATTAAACAATTTGAAGCTCAAGTAAATAAATTTAAGGCGGAGGTTGATGACCTCTGGAAAGGTTTAGATGCAGCGAGCTCACCATTGGGGTAGATTATGGAAAGTTTTATTGATGAAATAAAAGCTGTAGTAAAAAAGTATAAAACTATAGCATCTGCTAGAATTACAGCATTCATTAGCTCTATTAAAGTTGCTTGGGCTAATCTAATTAAAAAGCCAGCACCACAAAGTAAAGAAAAGGTAAAGAAAAATGGCTAAAGACCCACGGCTAGATAAGGTTGGTGTTAAGGGATATAACAAGCCTAAAAAAACCCCTAACCATCCAACCAAATCACACGTTGTTGTCGCTAAAGAAGGCGATAAGATCAAAACAATCCGTTTCGGCCAACAGGGCGCAGATACTAAGCCGCCTAGAAAGGGTGAAAGTGCTGCCGATAAAGCTAAACGTAAATCTTTTAAGGCAAGACACGCAAAAAATATAGCTAAAGGCAAGATGTCTGCGGCGTATTGGGCTGACCGTGAAAAATGGTAAATAGCTATGGATCAGAATTTTTTAAAGTTTTGTGAGACAGAAAGACAAAAAGAAATACTATTAGCAAGACTTGACAGCAAGACCAACAAAGAAGCAGCCGATAAACTAGGAATTGGTGTAAGAAATGTCCAATTTGCACTTGCTAGAGTAAGGAAAAATGCGGCTAAGCAGGGTTACTCACCTGATCACGATATGCATAATCCTGTTCCTGATGGCTTTGTCGCTAAAGGTGTCTCTACTTTGTACGATGATGTGGGTAATGTTAAAGTACAATGGGTAAAAAGTAGTCTTAAGAAGCAAGATGAGCTAGACCAAATACAATCAGCGTTAGAAACATTCATATCCAGCCACGAAAAAAAATCTCCTAAAATACCTAAACCCAAGAAAAATCTTAAAAATCAAGAATTAGCTGTAGTCAATATTGGCGATGCTCACTTTGGTATGCTGGCTCACGATGACATATCGGGCGAAAACTATGACTGTAAAATAGCCGCCCAGAGACATAAAGATGTATTTCTGAGATTGATGAATAATGTGCCTAGTTGCGACACAATCGTTATAAATCAACTGGGCGACTACTATCACGCAGACACTTACACAGGAACAACCACTAAAGGCACTCCTTTGGACACTGACGGGCGTTTAGAGCACGTTTTCCTGATAGGGCTTGAAGTTATGTCCTTTATTGTAGAAGAGTCTCTGAAGCGATTTAACAAGGTTGTGGTGCGTCACTGTCGTGGGAATCACGATGCGATAACCTCTATGGCCTTGAAAGCCCAGCAACAAGCCTACTGGCGTAACAATAAAAGGGTTACAATTGAAATGTCACCTGCGGTATGCTGGGTATATCAGCACGGTAAAACGTCTTTTATGGTTACTCACGGTGATACGATAAAACACGGTAAAATGGCTGAATACTTTGCTGCGAGATACCCTGAAGTGTGGGGGGCAAGCACCCATCGATACTGCTGGCACGGCCATATCCATAGTAAGAAGATTAGTCAGGAGACTTACGGTCAGACAGTAACAGAATCGTTCGCAGGTTTACCACCGGCAGATGCTTGGCACGATAGCTCTGGCTATGTATCTGGACAATCAATGTGCTTACTTGTGCTTGATAAAGATAAAGGTGAGGTGAGGCGATCAACGGAGCGCGTATAATGGCTGAAATTAAAGATATTACAGGACATAAGGACTTTACTTACCGGGATGATGCATCTGACGACCTTTACGAAGAGGTAATGTCTTTGGTGCAGAAGTACGCAGAGCAGGGTGCTATTACTGCTACTGATGCGGTAGGCGTGTTACAATGGGCGACTACAACAATTATTGTTATGAACACTGATTTTGGAGGCGAATAATGGCTAAAGTTGCCAAAACCAAGGGCGGTGTGCCTAAAAAGTACGTTAAGGGGAGTAAAAACAAGAAAAAAACCGAAAAAGAGATTAAATCTACTGCGGCAAAATATAAGGCCGGGAAGTTGACTAAAGAAGAAATGAATCGTATAGCAAAACAGAGGGCTAAAAGTGCCAAAAGGAAGTGATAAAACACTGCAGAAGTTTTCTGAGCAATACAATGTTCCGTTGTCTATACTGAAAAAGGTAATGAAGCGAGGGCAGGGGGCTTACTTTTCCAGTGGCTCTCGACCCGGTCAGACTCCTACATCTTGGGGTTTAGCTAGGGCAAGGTCTTTTGCGTCAGGTAAAGGTGGTGCAAGAAAAGCAGATAACGATTTATGGGAAAAAGTTTTAGAATCACGCAAACGAGGTAAATAATATGCCACAAGGTAAAGGTACATACGGTTCAAAAATGGGCAGACCGCCTAAAAAAGCAAAGAAAAAAGCACCCAAGAAGGGTAAGAAATGAATTTTGATGCTATAAAGAGCGTTATTGGTGCTGTTGCACCCACATTAGGCACGGCTTTAGGCGGCCCTTTAGGGGGAACTGCTGCAAAGGCGATTAGTGCTGTATTAGGGTGCGATAGTGACCCTAAATCGCTAGAAAAAGCTATTCAGCAAGCAACACCAGAGCAACTAACTGAGATAAAAAAAGCGGAGCTTGATTTTGAAACTCGTTTGGCAGAGCTTGATGTGGATATATTTGCACTTGAAACAGCAGATATACAGGATGCTAGAAAGTCTTTTGCAGGCGATTGGACTCCTAGGGTTTTTGGTCTTTTTAGTCTTGTGGGGTTTTTGGGGTACATTTTTCTCGTTACTTTACAACCACCTGATGCTAATTCTGACACTATCGTTAGTCTTGTACTGGGTTATCTTGGTGGATTAGTGAGCGGTATTAGCAGTTTCTACTTCGGTGCTAGTCACAAGCCCGATTAAACGCAATTTTTGGGAGCTTTTTCCTTGATAGATTTAAAAAGACTCAAGGCGCAGCTTGTGCGCCACGAAGGAATGGTATTGACCACCTACGAGTGTACAGCCGGGAAAACCACGCTGGGCGTTGGAAGAAATGTCCAAGAGGTCGGGATAACCGAGGCTGAAGCGATGCATCTTCTTTCCAATGATATAGCCAGAGTCGCTGGTGAGTGCTACGGGGCATTTTCTTGGTTTAAAGACCTCGATGAGCTCCGAAAAGAGGCAGTGATTAATATGGTCTTTAATCTTGGCCTGACTCGATTCAAGCAGTTCAAGAAAACCATATCTTACATTGAAGCCGGAGAGTTTCAGCTCGCGGGTGCTGAAGCCCTGGACTCTAAGTGGGCTAAGGACGTTGGTAATCGCGCTGTAGAGGTTGCTAATCAACTGGCTGGAAATCCATAAAGGTAAATTGTTCTATGCTGTAGTGAGCCATAGGTTGGATGTCATCGGGTCTTCCTCGATCAGTCCGACCTTCTACAGTGACCTTTATTGGTTCTTGCTGCAAATCAACCCATCCAATACTGTCATCCCACTCAACCAAAAAGATTGACTGATAGCCTAGTGCGTAGAGCTCATTAGCTTTAATGATCTTATTAAATGGGATTATCGATGTTGGGTATTTGTTAACTGGGTTGAATCGCTTCTTTACTTCCACAAATCCTACTATCTTGCCTTTACGCAGCATTGCAAAGTCCAAGACATAATGCATCGGTATCTTCTTTGCTTCACAGTTCCAAGCCCGGCAGATATAAGAAATTATTCTATCTTCATTAGGGTCTGGCTTATAGTGCCTAGCGTACTTTGTATCGCTCATAAAACTCCCTATCTGTTGTTATATCCATATAGTCCAGCTCTTCATCGGATAGATCAAGAAGGTCTAATATAGTCTCTATAAATCGCTCGGCTTCAGTTCGGCTTACTTTAGGTTCACGCATATTATAAAAACATATCTATTGGGTCATATTTATAAATGTTTATTTTTCTTTTACTGGTTTGCTTCCAAGTATTTTTATGTGAAATACCCATTCGTGATGAAACTTTAACCCATCCCATAGCCCGCCAAAAAATATTACTTTCTAAGTCGTCAGCGCACCCGCAACTAAAACCTAAAGTATAGACGCTTTTTCCATACTCTATGACTGCATCTAATAATAATCGCCCTCTTAACAGTTTTCTTGCGTCTAACTGAAGACAAATTTGCGCTATTTTCCCCTGCCTACTTACTGAATTAACTTTACCGAAACTTGCGAGGCAAAATCCAACTAAATCTCCATTTGATTCGATAATAAAAAGTTTATCATTGCAAACATCCGACCACCGCTTGCCTTTTTTGACCCCAGTGATTGCTGACTCATAGGCCATTTTCGGTATAAAGCCTAATGCTTTGTTTTCTTTTTTAGATAAATCAACTATATACTTTAAATCTTCTAAGCAAGCAAATCTTACATCGCCCATATCAGATGTTTTTAAAAATAAACTGTCTTCAAGCACGATATTCAGCATAGTCAGTGTAAATGTACTTATCTATTTCAATTAACGCTTTTTCTAAAAGCTTTTTCTTTTCTGTCTCACTGTCACAGGTATACGCCATATAAAGCAAAAACCTTACATCGCTTATGTCTTTATAACTTTCGCATCTAACTCTATTGGTTGGTTTCATCTTTTAGCCTCTCATACTCGCCCATAGCCTCTAATATCAAGCCTTTTTGTGCCGCGAAGGCTTGAAACCATTCCATAAACATAAACATTTCGCCTCGGTCATACTTACTGGTAGACTTCAAAACGAATGCAGATACCCCTGTATCAATATTTGTGACTCTCTGACATAGCCAATCCCACTTCATATCCTGATAGCAGCCCTGCTTAGCCAGCAGCTTGATTGCCTCTATGTCTTCATCAATAACTTGCTTTGTCTTTTTATTTAGACGCATTCCAGCGTATTCTCTAAACCAAATATGCAATAAGGCACTCTGGGGAAGACTCCTTTCAGACACTGATTTTACAATGACCTTAAGAAGCTTCCCCTCCTCTATAGCACCGTCAAGATAGGTGACGAATGTATCAACGCTATCCTGATTGCTAGGGTTTATAATAAATTCGGTCGCCATTATTTCTTGACCTTTTTCTCTGTTTTCTTTTTGTAGATTAGATTTTTTATCTTACGGTAGGTAACTTTTTCGGTGATTAAGTCATAACAACGGCTCTTCGGGTTATCAGCTAATATAACCCACTCATCCTCCTTAACACCTTCCCTAATAGCTAACATTGCTAAAGTTCCGAATGCGTCTAGCCGATGAATGCCCCTTGGATTATCCCGGACTTCTGACATTCTCCAAGCACCTTCAGGTCGGTTATAGGTAGAGGTTTTGTTACGCCAAGGCTCTACTTCTATAGCAGAACCCCGGTCGTATCTACCTTTCAACCCTAATGACTCTAAGGTATTTGTATTACCGTGAGAGTCGGTTTTTCCGTGAGCAGTAACCATAACTGCCTCCTAGAATGGTATGTCATCTTCAAAGCTTGGTGCTGGCTCAGCCTGTTTCTGAGTCATACCTTGAATAATCTCAGGTGCTTTGCTTTCTTTCTTCCTGACATTCAGCTTCATATAAGCAGTGCCAGCCTTTGACTTGCGGACTGCTGCACCGATCCAATACTCAACACCCTCAATATCAATAGTGCCTTTGTAATCATCGTGCCAATCTTCGGCTTTCTCGCCTTGCTCTTTAAACAAAACGCCTTTATTAGTGTTGTCATACTGTTCCATTTTTTATTCCTCAAGTAGTTAAAATAAGTGCTGGTAGTTAGGCTTACGCTGACCAGCAGCAGCGCAAAGGAGTGATGCCTAACTATCGTCTTCTGGTAAATACCATTCTGCTACCCGGCATTTCTTTTCCCAGCGATTAAATACAATTTTATCCTTTGTTTTGATGGGCAAGCCACCTGATCTTAACTCAGCTATCCTTGCTGTCGGATTCATTATCCCGAGCTCCAGATACGCTATCTTTCGGGTAAGCTTTTTCCCACTCTCCAGATAGTCTTTCACTCTCTCGCACTGCGTTGCTACTTTCATTTTTCTCTCCTTTTTTACCAAAAATACGATCAAATTCACTGTTAAACTTATCACGGTTATAAGGCCGCTGGTCTATACCTTTATGCCCCATCACTCACCCCTTATTTTTTGACATTCAATTAATAAGGTTAAGCAGTCTTTATGTAAGCTTAAAAGGTTATCTGCTGCATCAAGCAGCCAAAACCTATCTTGATCAGGTATAACTTCTGCAGCCTCATCATAGATCCTGACTAGCTTCTTAGCTAAGTCTTCACTATCCTCAAAAAGCTCTAGCCGCTTGGCAAATTTAGCAATAGGCAACTCATAAACATTACTCATATCACGCTCCTTTTAATAATCTGCGTTCTTCGGTTGTAAACGGTGCTGTAGATACTTTTGTGGGAGCTTTCCACATAGCCCGCTGGTCGTCTTCAGTTATTTCACCGAATGCTTCCTTGGCTAGCTGAACATTCTCCGGGGTCGGGTCAGATAGGTAACTGGTCACAGCGTTAACTGATACCTGATTTCTAAATACCGCCTCAGCGCATAGCTCAGCCTCTGACGGCTCAGCCGGCTTTCCCCGCATCATCGCAGCCTCGGCATCCGAATCTGCAACTGGAAGCCCTAGGACGCTGGATAATCCATACCTTCGAGCATACGAGAGGCAAGCCCCGGCGGCTTGTGGGTCTGACTTAACCATCGGCATAGTGAATTCATTGCTCATCCACTCGCCGCTTTTATGCATCAGGATTGTTTCAACGCCGATGCCGTTACCGCCAGCACTGGTAATTGGAAACTGCACATAGCTAAGGCCATTTGCACACAAGGGGTCTTTAATTGCCTTGATGACGGATGTCAGGTCGGCATAAGTTGATTTAAAGAAGGGGTTTTTGCTGTCTTTGACAGCTCCACCCATTTGCTGTTGCGCTTGATTGAGTGCAAGCGCAAGATTTGCAATACTTTCTGATTTATTCATTTTCCTCTTCCTCCACTTCAGGCAAGCACTCTTCGCAGACCCAAATTAAATTTTTAGTTGCAGCGCAAGGCGACCAATCGTCATCCTTGAACTCATTACAGTTTTCACAAGTATAGATAGCCACGAAACCCCCCCCTTAAAACGGTAGGTTGTCGGCGTAGTGTGATTCGCGCTCTTCTTGACGATCCTGAAGCACCGGGCTTATAAACTCAGCATAAATTAACTGAGCGAACTCAGAGTCGGTGATTTCACCATCTAAGCAGTACAATTTATCCTTGATGGTGGTCAAAAGAACGTGGTCAGTATGCGCTTCAAACGCGCCAGCCGGGATGGCTTCATTAGACTGATTAGCGATAGACTCTAAACCTGAGTCATTTAGTAAACCTTTAACCTTACTCATACCAGCCTCCGATTTCATTTTGGATTTTATCAGCGTGACGTATAGCCATACGCTCACAGCTTCTACGCAGAAGCGTATTTGAAAGCTTCTCTGCACCTTCGTGGTTGCCACTGATAGACATACGCAACAAATTTGCATAGTCGAGGTACTCGGGTAACTCATCAACTAGGGCTTCTTCAAGCCAGAAGATGATTTCTGGGTCTTTAACACCACTCCCGCAGTAGTTTAGAAAAAAGTCTTCGAGGTTCTTGGCAGCAGTTTCTGAGCTCCAAGGCATAGTTTGATTAGACATATCATTTCTCCCTTAAGTAATGATGTTGCTAACTTTAGCATAGTGCGCGTACAAGTCAAGGCTTTTTGTTAAATTAAATTCCATCAGCCCACGATGTATCAGTCAGCCGGGTAAAGGCATCCTTTTTCTTCTTCGGCCTACCTTCATTAAACTTAACAGCATTAACATACCAAGTACGCCAAGCCGCAGCATAGTTCTTAATTCTGTTGTTAGGTTTAGATTCGTGGTGGGCTGTAAATAACAACCATTGCTCATCAGCATCGAGCTCGGCTGTCTTCTTAAGCCAATAAGTAGTTGCAGCCACCCTTAACTCATCCGATAGCCCTTTATTTAATAATTGGTTATTTACTTGTTTATTTAATTGTTTATTCCCCTCTAATGGTTGCAGGGGTAGGGGTGCAATGGCTGCAGGGGTGCGGTCTAATGGTTGCAGGGGTGCAACTATTGCAGGGGTGTCAGGAATAACTGCCTGATACCTGTTAGTCGTCCCGGAATGACCACCCTCAGTGCGCTCGATAGCAAGCCACCCAGCGTCTTCTAAGGACTTTAAATGCTTCCTTACTGTTTGCTCGGATAGACCTGTTTCTTTGCTTATACGCCCAATAGAAGGCCAGCAAAGGTCTCTCTTCGCATTCATATAGGTTCTTAAGTAGCTTGCAACGTATTTAGAGTTGCTCGGCAGTTCCGCTATCCAAATGGCTTCCAGCCAATCTATTAACTTGTTCATAATCTCCCCTTAGTAGTGCTTTAATTTGTTTTTTGAGCTCAGGATGCTGCTGTCTGGGCGCGAAAACGCCTCTTATTTCGTAAATACCCTTCGCGTTTTGTTTTTCTCTATAGCTATTTTTCATATATAACTCTCAAAGTCAGTGTAAAGTGTCTCGCCATCATTCCGTTTTCCTACCAGAATCTTGTGCTGCTCCTTGTAATGCTTCGCTATCAACCCGGCTTTGTTGTCTTTCACTAATTGCTTCGCCATATTTGAGTCATTCTTACGATCTAGTAACATTTCATAGCGTGAATCACCGAGCATTAGCTTAGCCCAGTAAGTAAAGTCGTGTGGATTGGCTGACATTTTTTGATGACACCCGTAACAGTGAGAGAAGGCATTGTCACCGTGCCACCTGACTGACTTGTTAGCGCGACCCCAATAGTGAGAGCAGTGCAAGCCAGTAGACGACCTATCGTAGACCTTAAAACATACTTCACAGGTGTAATTTGTGCGCTCTCTGACGCATTTACTGAACCAATTATCTGCTGCATCGCGCTTAATCCCCATTCTGCTTTTCCCTGATCTGTTTTAAAGTGACGCAGCCCAATATGACAACCTTGTATAAGTCGTTCTTTTTGTTGTACCAATTGTTTAGCGTTTCTGTTGATTGTCCGGTCAACTGAGAGACTTCTTT